ATACAGCTCATGTTGAGAACGTAGTTAAATTAAAGCTGAAATAAAGGGATTTTAATGAGATTGTTGATGGGTTTGACCACATTCTGACCACATCAACAATTTTTTTATGATTTTAATGCCTCACTTAGCTTTAAAACAGCACTTTCTTGCATATCTATAGTAACATGACTATAAGTGTCTAATGTGGTCTTAATTGAACTATGTCCTAAACGTTCGCTTACGATTTTCGGATTAATACCTAACTTTAATAAAATTGTTGCATGTGTATGTCGTAAGTCATGAAACCTAATTTGAGGTACATCGGCTTTTTTTATAAATTGATTAAAAGTAGTTGTCATAGTTCTTGGTAATATTGGCTGTCCGGTTTCTTTAGCAAAAACTAAATCATTATCCTCGTATGACTGCCCAAATAATAATTTGAACTCATTTTGTTTAGCTTTATAAGACTTAAATTCTTTACATAAGTTTTGATCAATAGAAATTAAACGTTTTGATCCATGCGTTTTTGGTTCTGTAAATCTAAATCCATTCTCATCATAAATAAGTGTTTCTGTAACGCTTATTTTCCCTTCATTCAAATCGAAATTTTTCCACTTCAGACCAAGTATTTCTCCACGCCTCATACCTGTATTTAATGCCAATAAGAAAAGATGATAATAGATGACATTTTCAAATTTTGTACGATTTAAGAACTTTTTGGTTTCTTCAATTGACCACGTAGAATTGACCACTTTTCGTGGTCGAGGTATTTCCACATGTTGAAATGGGTTTTTAAACAGAAGCTCCCATCTAACGGCGTCTTCTAATGATCCTTTTAAAACAATGAAAATATATTCAATATACGCAGGTGACAACCCTTCATCAATTAAGGATTTAACAAATCGTTGTCCATGCAAGGGCTTTAAATCTTTTAGTTTGTGTGAACCGAGCACAGGTATAATTCGACTATTCACAGCCCTTTTATAATTGGCGAATGTAGTTTCCCTTACTCTTTGTTTCGCTGTGTTTTCTAACCATTCTTGTAAATAATCACTAAGAGTAAAATTCTTATCATCAACTAGACTTCCAGTATTAAATTGATGGATAAGCTCATTGCATGCACGTTCGGCTTCTTTCTTTGTTTTAAAGCCTGATGCTGTTTTTTGTTTTCTTTTCCCAGTGAGAGGATCACGTCCAATATCAATTGTAAATGACCACTTTTCACCACGTTTTCTAAAGTATCCTTTCATTATCCATACCTCCTTGAGACAATAGTATTCTAATATCACAGATAATTCCAGTATTAGAAAAAGGAAAAGACACTCAAGCGAGTGTCTCTGTGGTAAAATATATGTATCCATACTTCTAGGTCCACATTATGTGGACCTTTTTTTATGTAGTCATTTCAATCGATAACAAAAAAAGAGAGCTAAATAGCTCTCTTACTCAAATTGTAAAAAAATGAATATTTTTCAATTTGAAAATGGAAAACATTTCTTCTACAATCAAATCATAACAACTCGTCAGTCTCGGATAAGACTTTAGAATAAAACACGAGTTGTTTGCAGAAACGCTCTCGTTGTGGTTCTTCTAACGCTGCATACGTTTGTTGAACTTCTTCGAGAGTATTACGTAGCATTTCATCTTTTGTATTGCTATACCCATTACATAGTAGGTCTAACGATACTTCAAAAAAGGAGCTGATTTGAAGAAGTGTTTCCATGCTCGGCTCAAACATTGCATTCTCATAATTATTTATCTGATTTCGACTGAGGTTTAGTTGTTCACCGAGCTGTTCTTGTGTTAAATCTCTGGACTTTCTAAGTTTCTTTAAATTTTGAGCAAATATTTCTAACGCTTTCATAATTCGAGTATAGTCTTTAAGTATTCAACATACTATATATGATTGCAAAACAATCTTTGTTATGAATAATGATTGTTTAATGTAATGAAAATGTATAAAAAACAAGAACTTATGTTCTCTTTTTTGTTGATTAGTGGTAAAATATTCATATGGATTCTTAAAACAAAAATATGTAGAATTGCATATTCCGTTCCGTTGGATACGAGAAACATTGTTGCAGAAAGGTTTCTTAACTTTCTCAATACTTGTCTGATAATTGCATGACCGAATTTTGGGAAATTTATGTTATTATGATAATAAAATAAACGGAACGAAAAAAAGACTCACAGCGTGTGTAAGGGTGATTTGGCCCACTCTTACACCGTTCGCCCGACTCACGAGGGGGAACATCTGCCATAAGTCTCTTTTCGGTTACTACACGAGTAACACTTACATTATAACATGCCGATATTGCTAAATCATTACTATGGTATGATTTTCCTATTATTAAATTTGAGAAAAAAGCGAAGCGTCTTTGTTCCAATTAGGAGGAGCAAAAATGAAGAAGTTAATGAATGAGGTACGAAACTTTATTAATTCCAACAATATGGTGCGAAATGATTTTGCTATAAAAATAGGTGTCAGTAATACAACACTCGGCAATGGACTAAATGGAAAATTCGAAATGAAATTTGATGTTTTTTTGAAATTACTGAATGAAGTCTATGACAATCAAAGAGAAATTAGATTGAAAATAAAAAAATTCGCAATGAAATGTACAAGCGATTTAAATGTGAAAAAAGCTCTTTTTTATTGTCAAGCAGCCGGGGAATATGACACTATTCAATATTTAATTAGAAAATATAAAGGAAACGAAAATTTACAGAGGTATATTGATGTATACGAACTTTTCAATAAAAGGAATCGCAATGAGATGCGTGGACAAGAACTAAGTAATTTGGTTAACAAATTGGCGCAAATAGAAGATGTGGATCGTGAAATACTTATCGAACTGTTATTAACGGTATGCATGTATGACCACGGGAATTATAGCGCGATGCTTCCGCATGCTGATAATGCTAGAAATGCACTGCCAAAAGTAAAAAATAAATTTGTAAAACAATGTGTAGAATTACATTTTTATGAGCGTCAAGCCTATATACAACTTCTAAATAATAATGTTAGTGAAAGCCGTAGGATAGCTAATAAAGTCGTAGAATCAAGTTTTAATGCTCTAATTACTAAAGCTACAGCATTATGTTGCATTGGGGAATCTTATATCTTTTCAGGAGAAATTTTAAAAGCTGAAAAGTACATCCTAGAATCTATTAGTTTATTAAAAGAAGTATCTTCTACACAGAAAACCAGAAAATACAAATCATTTCATACAACATTAGCTTTTCTTTACATAGAACATAACTTTAATCTCGATAAAATCGATTTTACAAAAATAGATAAAGCTGAAATTGCTTTTTTTGAAGCAAAATATGGCGATCGAAACATCGCTATTAAGTTACTAAATGAATTGCTAGAAGAGAATGGAAATTTGACTGGTTTTCAATGGTATTACTATGCTTACGCTAGACCAGAAAAAAGAATAGAATATCTCAATAATGCGTTGCTAGAACTTGCTAAAAATGGTAATATATATTATATGCAGGCTGTTCGTGAAGCCTTAACGGAAGAGCAGGTGAGTTAAATGAAAAAATTTATAGCAACAGTAATTTGTGCTTTCACTCTATGTGCATTAGTACATAAGGCAGACACTCCAAACAACGCGAGTTCAACTGTTAAACCTACAATTCAATATATGATGACGGATCCCGGTGGGCTTTAAGCTTAAAATAAGGGGATTTTAAAAAGACGCTACTTCGGTAGCGTCTTTCGTGCATTATAGACTATAAAACTTTTTAGAAACTCAGGTAAAAGTTTCACGTATGTGAACTATTCACATACTCAACGGAGAATATAGGGGGAATTAAAAATGATCAAAGAAGAAATCGTAAAAGCGTTTTTAAAAACTGTTAAGGAAGTAGCTCCTGAAAAGGAAGGTGAATACATAGAAGAAAGTTTTGAAACCACAAAAAATAGCCAAGCCTCATAACTGGGGGTGGCTATTTTTTTGTCTTATTATGATGTTCTTCTAAAGTTTTAGTTATTGCAAGCATTTGTTGTAATACGATTTCTTGTTGATCGTCCGGCAATTTATCTAAACGTTCCATAATTTCTTTGAATTTACTGTAAGTGCTTATATCTAAATCAGCTTCTTCGCTACGTCCAAGAAGGAAATCTGTTGTTACTTGTAAAGTATCTGCTAATTTTGTAATCATGTCATGTGGCGGAAAGCGTTCTTCTGATTCATAGTACCCTATTACACGAGAAGAAGCTCCTACTTTTTCACCAAGATTTTGTTGAGTCCATCCACGATTTTTTCTAAGATTTTTAATTTTATTCCCTATACCTATCATTAAAATCCACCTCGCTGATTTATAAGATTGAACTATTTGTTCACTTTAAATAAAATCTTAGCACATAATGTTCGAAAAGTCATTGACAAAGAACAAAATGTTCGATAATATAAAAACGAACAAAGAGTTCGTTGTAAGGAAGGTGATAAACATGAAACATTCAATCCTCTATAAAGAATTAGCTAAACATTGTGGTGTTACAGAACGATACATAAGGATGATAGACAGTAAAGAAAGAAACCCTTCAATGGAAACAGCTAAAAAAATATCAGATTACTTAGGAGAATCCATTGAGGATGTTTTTTTTAAAGATGAATCGAACAAAAAGTTCTTTTTGTCTAAATATAAATCAAAAATAATAAATCAAAATAAGGAGGTTTCATAAAAATGAATCAATCACAAGTTGTTCAGCATCCAGTAAGTGAGTTTGTTTTTATGGAGGGAAACAAAGTAATAACAGACAGCTTAGCAATGTCCCAAATGTTTGGGAAGGAACATAAGAATGTAATTCGAGACATTGAGATTCAACTAGAAAAATTAGTTGAAGCGAATGAAACGGATTGGGGTCAGCTCAACTTTGAGCATACCCAATACCAACATTATCAAAACAAACAATGGTATCCAAAGTTCAATCTTACAGAAGATGCATTTGCAATTGTTGCAATGAGCTACATAACACCAGAAGCAATGAAAATGAAAATCAAGTTCTTACAAGAGTTCAAACGAATGAAAGAATACATTCAAAAACAGCAGCAACCATCAGTCGAAGATTCAATTATATACAGCATGACTGAACTAAAACAAATCAAATCACGCCAAGATCATACGGAAGAAGAAATGAACAAAATGAAACTTTTAGTAGATAACGAGCTTTGGCTTACTGAACAAAACAAAGGTGCTGTTCAACGAAAAGTGAAACAACGTGTTTTTGAACTAAGAAAAGAGGGCTACGATAATGCATCTTATCAAGGGGTATATGGAGCTTTAAAAAGGCATTTTGGGGTAGCTAAATATGATAAGATACCACGAAAATACTATCAAAACGCAATGAAATTCATTTCTGGATGGTATCCGCCTGAAAGACCTAATTTATTCGATGATCATGTTTCTTAATTGCAAAATTAAAATTTTATAAAAAGAAAGGAAGATATAAAAAATGAAGAATGCAACAGTTCAAATAGCGTTGGCAATTACAAAGTTTTCAGCTCAAAAGGGATGGAGGGATGAAGAGTTTTGGGAGGCTATTGAGTTACTTCGCTTCAATAAAGAAGATGAAAGACAAACAACTGTAGAAAAATTAGATAGTATTCCAGTCACTAATGATAGCGCAAACGATTATCCAATTATGTTAAACGTAACACACGTAGAAGAAATATTAGGAGTAGCCAAAAGAACAGCTTACGACATTATGGATCAAAAAGGTTTTCCTTTAGTGAAAATTGGGAGAAAGAAAGTAGTTCCAAGAGATGCATTCTTTAATTGGCTAGAAAAGGGGGTGTCAGCATGATGGAAGATACAACATCATTAGCTATATTAGCAATGGTAATCGCATGTGGGTCATGGTTGTTTTACATCACTTATGAACCAATAAAAGCATGGGCATGGAGTGGGGTAGAACAAAATAAAAAGACCCACGGCAATGGGTCCTTTGAAAAAAATAAGTTGTTATAAGTATACCACGGGAAGTAGTGAAATAGTACATGGATTTAATTGAACATCAAGTGCTATTACCTAATAAGTTCTGGGACTTAGCAAAAAACAAAGATGAATTAAAGAAAATGATTGAACAGTATTTCAGAGTTGGATATCCAAATTATGAAATTCAACGAATTATAAAAAGTGGACAAGTATATGTGGCAGTTTGTACGAGGAGGTAATTACAGTGTCAGAAGTTAAATGGATAAAGCTTTCAACTAGTATGTTTGAGGATGAAAAAATACGTTTAATTGAAAGCATGCCTGAAGCGGATACTTTATTAATTATATGGATTAGATTATTAGCGCAAGCCGGAAAAACAAATGCGAGTGGGTATATTTTTCTTAGTAAAAACATTCCTTACTCAGATGAAATGCTTGCAACTCTATTCAATAGACCGATTGCAACAGTGAGATTAGCACTTCAAACATTTCAACAATTTGGAATGATTGAGATAACAGATGATCAATACATTTGTATTTCGAATTGGGAGAAACACCAGAATGTTGATGGTCTAGAACGTGTGAAACAATTAAATGCAGAACGGAATAAAAAATACCGTGAACGTAAGAAACAGCAGCAATTAACACTAGAAAACAAGGGGAATGAAAGTGACGTTCAAATGACGTCACGTGACGGTACAGATATAGAAGAAGATAAAGAATTAGATAAAGATAAAGAATTAGAAATAATTAATACATCTTCTTCTGACGAATCAGATACAAAAGTATCAATCCCTTATCAAGAAATCCTAAATTACTTAAATGAAAAAGCAGATAAAAACTTTAATCATAAAGCCGAGAGTCACAAAAAACTAATTAGAGCGAGATGGAATGAAGGTTATACAGTTGAAAACTTCAAAACCGTCATTGATAACAAGGTATCACAATGGCTTGGAAAGTTTGATAAAGAAGGGAAACCTCTTGATCAATATCTAAGACCGAGTACATTATTTGCTCTAAAACACTTTGATAATTATTTGAACGAAACAGTAAAAGGAGAGAATTCAAATGCAAGCTCTAAAAAGCACAAAAACAATGAATTCATTCAAAAATACGACTTCTCAAAACGCTAGTCAAAGATATGCACTTTCACCTAATAGATGCACGAATGTCTTTTTAGTAGGGAAAGAAAAATTTAAAGACGTTTGCAGTAAACGCATGTTAATAGATACAGAAACGAATGAGGAATTTTGTCCTCAATGTAGATCGGTAGAAAAAGAAGATCAGAAATTAGCTATAGAGACACTAGCTATAAAAAAGAAGAATGAAATCATTCATTTATATGATTCATTTGCTGATAACAGCTTAATAAATGACAAACTCAAGAAAGCTACATTTGAAAATTATGTACCAACTAAAAAAGAATTGGCTGATGCAAAAGAAACGATTATGGATTTTGTTACTTCATTCAATAGAGAAGAACCAACAAGCATGATAATAACGGGTGATTACGGAGTAGGGAAAAGCCATTTGTGTGTGGCAGCCACTAAAGAACTTATGAAAAAGGGTCATAGTGCAATGTTTATTCAAATGAATAAGCTATTTACCAAAATCAAATCAACTTGGAATAAAAACAGTGAAATGACAGAGGACAAGCTTATGTCTCTTCTAGCAAAAGTTGATGTCTTAATTATTGATGACTTTGGAGCGGAATTCACGGAGAAAGATAAAGAAGGCGTTACTTGGAAACAAACGAAGACAAATGAAATTGTAGACAGTCGTATAGGTAAAAGCACTTTATTCACTACTAATTTTACAATTGACGAATTAGCAGGAATGTATGGAGAACGTGATTTTAGTCGGATGATGGAAAACGCTGAAATGTTAGAAATGTATGGGGATAACTATAGATTACGCAATTTCAAAAAGGGGGAATAATCATGTGTGAATTATGCCGTAATACAGGAATTATTCGTAAAGAAATTTATCCAGGTGTAGGTCTAACGGAAGGTTGTAACTGTGAAGTAGCAAAGAAACAGCAACAAGAAAACGATAAGCGCTGGGAAGCATGGTTAATAAAATTCGAGTCAATGAAACAAGAATTACAACGGAATCAACAACAAAAAGTAAGTTAACAAGGGGGAGCAAAGATGAAAAACACAGGTGTTGCAAGAAAAGTGGACGAGCTAGGGCGTGTAGTAATTCCGGTAGAGTTACGCAGAACTTTAGGGATTGCTGAAGGTACAGCACTAGACTTTCATGTTGATGGGGAAAACATCATTTTAAGAAAACATGAAAAGTCATGCTTTGTAACGGGTGAAGTTTCTGAATCAAACATGGAATTGCTAGATGGTCGCATGTTTTTAAGTAAGGAAGGCGCAAGTAAGTTACTGGGCGTTATTGAGAAGAGTGGGATTGTAAATGCCTAAACAACTCAATATTTTCGATGTAGAACCGGAAATTTGTCAGTTCGATGTAATGAAAGCAAAGGTAAAGAAAGGAACTGGACGCGTTACATTTGCAGATGTACGTGTCCAAGTTCCAAGAAATGCAAAGGGGACGGATGAATTACCACGCACAACTAAACAAGATGATCGCTATGACATCTTTGAACAATATGTAATGGCAATTTGGAGATTTCAAAGAGCTGTAGATAAGCTTTTTAATTGGGAAACAGCGGAAGAATTGTGTAAGGCGGCAAGGGATAAAAAAGAAATAATACCAGTACGGATTTATTTAGGAAGTGGATTTAAACCTGATGTTGTCGAGTACATGCGGTAGTAAGAGGGAGATAGACATATGAAAAAAATAGAAATTGATGTTAGCAGCAACAAACTTTTAATAGTGAAGGACGGAAATGTAACAGCAGTAAATCCACCAATGAGCGGATTTGGTGAGCAAGTAGCAGTTTGGGTAAACGGTAAAGTTGATCGTGTGGATACTAAGTTTACTGAAAAGATAAAATAATCATTTTTAGAAAGTAGGTTCGCTTATGAGTGTAGCAAGAAATCATGAAGCGATGAAGGAATCACGCTTGAAAGTATACATCGCTTTAGAAGAGGCTAACTTCATTTGGGATGAAAGAGATGTAGTTCGTTTTCGTGAAATGTGGAGTCAAGGTATGAGCTTACCGAAGATGGCCAAAGCGTTAAGGAGACACCAAGCGGAAGTTGCACTTCTTGTAATAGATCAAGCTGATAAGTATTTAATTGAAAATCGTCCGATAGGATTAGGGATTTGTTAAATAGGAAGGGGAAATCAAAATGAAAGCAATGAAAAACAGTGTTATGGAAGTAACTAAATTAATCAGTAAAGCAAAGGAAGGACAAGCTTTAATGAACAACAATCAAGTTTGTGAATTAGATCAATATCAAGAAGCGGCATTACGTACATGGAATACAAATCAGGATTTTGGTGGACGTGTTTTAAATGCAGCATTAGGACTTTCGGGAGAAGCTGGTGAGGTTGCTGATATCGTAAAAAAAGCCATCTTTCATGGTCATGGATTTGATCCAGCGCACTGTCCAGGGGAAGAAGAAGGAAATACACATAAAATCGCTTTAGAACTGGGAGACATCTTGTACTATATCTCCATTATGTCCCACGAAATGGGATATACCTTAGAAGATATTGCGCAAATGAATATTTCTAAACTAGCAAAAAGGTATCCAGATGGGTTTAGCAGAGAAGCTAGTCAAAAACGTGTCGATGTAAAGTAAGACCAAATTTGAATTTTGTAAGAAAACGGAGGGGTGAAAATGGAATTAAAAGAGACTAATCACAACTATTATAGTTCGGGTAATAACTTTTATGTAGGTAATAGAAATGGTGAAAATTTCGGAAGGTACGAAGCTGAAACATGGGAACAATTTAAGGATGATTGGTTTATAGGAGATAACGAGATTGATCATGATTACAACCATTGTTTTAGGTTCGATATCAAAGCTAAATGGGATTTTGAAAAAGAAAAAGAAAAAGAAATAGATGGAGAATTTTCATTATGGTTATTCTTTATATTGCAAAGAAAAGGAATTTACAGACCTGTTTTTATAAAAACCATTACGGAAAAAGATATGCCTGAAATTGAATCATATTTAAAAGAGTGTTGGAGTTATCTGCAAAATCAATGGGAAGAAATCATATAAAAGCGTTATTTGAATAGAAAATGGCAGGTAATTGACTAAGTTACCTGCCGTGTCTTAAACAGTAACGAGGAGTGAGCCCCGTTTTGAAAGAGTACCGCCGTGGGAAGTCGGCTTATGGGTAGTATGTGTAAAGTATAAAAGATTATTCGTAAAGGGGAATGGGAAATGGATAAGCAAAAACGGATTGAAATCGTGAATTTACTTATTAAATATCTTGCAGATAACGAGAGAGAGTTCTTTCGTTACAAAGATAGTATTGCTCATTTTAAACATGATGGTAGAAACCTTTGGTACGTTGACCACGGCACGAATGTTCCGATGCGTATGACAAGAAGTTCTTACATGAACAAGAAACAGGAGCATAATTTCTCTGGTGGAGGAACAATGTGGGGGCTAATCAGAGATTTCACAGACTTTATATTCGGTAACGATAATTCGAACGGTAAAAATGGTTACGGTGGATTGTACTGTATTCATTGGGGTTGGTCAGAAGAAGGAATGAAAAAGATGCGTGAATATGCAAGGGAAATCGGATATTTAAAAGCTTCATAAAATAGTTATTTTGGAGGGAAAAGAAATGGAAATCAAGGTAAATGAGCAAGCTCAACGTTTTTATCTAGCGTTTGATGAATGGGTACCTGCAGTTGGTCATGAAATTAAAGTGGGAAAATATCGTTTTTGTGCTATTCCATTAAGTGATTCTATTAATATTTCGGAAGTAACATCAGGTATACATGCTATAAGCATTCCAATTGATTCGAGGATTTTGATGGCAACAAGTACTAAGGAAGATACAATGAGGGTTTTAGCAAAAGCTGGTGAAGGTTTAAGACGAATCCTTGAGAGACAAAGCAATTTAGATGAATCATTTGCAAAAAAGAAAAAGATAGCATTTGAGCGCTTGGGAGAAATGCCACCAATTGAAGATGTTGATACTGATTGGATAACTGCTGATATCAGTGACGTGACTCATTAAGTAATACAAAATCTTTATTTGAAAAGGAGAATGTAAAATGAACAAACAACAAAATGAAAAAATGGTAAAAGAAGCTTACGAGAAATTCCTATATACAATTGGGCTAGCTTGTCCGAATGGAAGAGAAAAGGATGTAGCGATAACAAATGCAGAAACTGCCTATCTTTGGGCAAAGCAATCATTAGAAAAAACTAAATAAAATCGTTATTTGAGAGCAAAGGAGAATGAAAATGTCCTTATTAGGTAATTTGAAAGAAATCCAAGGAAAAGCCATCGATGAAAAAGTATTGGAATTTGCAGAGGAAATGGAATCGGCAATAATCGAAAGTGCTGGAAAGGGATATTCAGGTTATAAGTATCAAATTCGTTATGATAATCCAGATAAGCATATGATGCTTTCGGGGATTTTTATAGAAAAGCTACAAGAATTGATGGACGGTGTGATAGTTGAATTTAAGGAAGAAGAAAGGAAGGGCCTTTTAGGATCCTACTATGAACATTACATTCATTTTAAGTGGAACAACTAATTTTTTATAAAAACGCTATTTTATTAGAAAGCGAGGAAGAGTAAATGCCATTTTCAGATAATGTGTTAGATCATCGTCCAAACCTTGAAAATTTAAAGAAGATTGGTAAAGAAGATGATTATTTGTTTCAAGCGTTAGCATACATGGGGGATGCATCTAGCAAGATGAGTTGGGCAAATACGGTTTTAGAATTTGTAGAAGAAGTGCCAGAAGAATTAAAAGAAGAAATCAAGAAATTACATTCAGGTATCTGGGAAATGCAAGAAAAATTAAGAAAGTATAAATAGGAGGATGAATTATGGCTATCAGAACAGAGGAAATGAAATCATATAAAACGGTTGTAGTTTGCGATGATTGCGGTAAGGAAGAGCTTTTATGTAAAACAAATTGCCCACCAAGTTTTGATACTAGAATGAGTGGCGCACTTTCAAAAGGCTATACATTTAAAAAAGAAGGGAATCATTTTAAGAATTACTGTGAGCGTTGCAAACAGAAACATAACGATTTGTAATAAAAATTTCATTTTGTAGAAAAGGGGAATGGATATGAAGGTATTTAAAATGAACGATTTCGATTGGGTAGCTGCAAAGAACGAAGAAGAAGCGAAAAGCTATTATGAGCAATTTATAGATCGAGAGGAAATTGAAGAAGATTTCGTTGGGGAAGTTAGTTTGCAAGAAGTTACGTATGTAGACATAGATGAATTGCCAGAAAGTGAAAAAAACAATTTCCAATGCGGGAGACCACTTGGGGATTCAATAGTAGTCCGCAAGACATTTGAATGGGTAATTAAAAATGACAACATTACAAGCCCTTGTATCATTGCATCAACTGAATATTAAAGAGCAGCTAGCAAAAGAAAGGGTAATGGATATGAATTTATATCTCCAAAAGATTAGAGATAAATGTGACGCAGCAGTTGAAGAAGCATACACAAGTAATCCTTTAGTAATGTTAAAGACTGATACAATCTATTGGTTACTAAATCAAGTAGAAGAAAATGAGAAACGAAAAGGTATTATACAAGCAAATTATCATGAATATAGCGAGCTGGAAAAGAAACGAAGAAAGACACTTGAGGAAAATGAGTTCCTAAAAGATGATGTCCACGTTAGGAATGAGCGTATTGAGGAACTTGAAAAAGAGTTGCATGAATTAAACAGAGCAGCTAGCAAAAGCTAGCCGCTAAGCCTTCGGGTATGAAGGGGAATCAGAAACTGTAGTTACATTATTAACGGAATATTGAGTTTTATTCAGGAGGTAGAGGGAAATGGATAAGAAAATTATGATTCCTAGAGCGGTCGCTAAAGATTTATCAAAAAAAGCGGAGATGTACGGGAGAGAAGGCGCAGTATACATGATGCTTGAAATGTGCGACATAAATAATAATTCAACTTATGAATGGTTAAAAGGTGAAGGGAATCTTGTTAAACTAGCATCCGCTATTGAATTTGGGTATGACATTCAAGAAGATAAGTTATTAAATCGTTATCAATGGAGCAAAGGTATAGCTCAGACATCAAAAGATAATGAGGACGTTGATACATCTTGGCATATAGGTCATTACGTAGGAATAGAGGATGCACTTGAAATCTTAGAAATCACGATTAAGGGCATTAATGATCAAAACTGAACAAAATAATCCTTTTAAAGTGAAAGCAAACTGAATATAGTCCGGCTAGAAAACTAGAGGACACCAATTCGTTAAAGCGGCAATCAAAGCTGTTTTAGGAATAGGTGTTCTTTTTATTTTTGAAAAAGGAGATGGGGAAATGAAGGCGCTAAAAGATCAGTTACGTGAATGGAAAAAGCAAACTAACCAATCGAAAAAGAAACATAAGAAAAAACGAAAAGAGAAATTAAGCACTCGTGAGATTGAGGATTTAATGGGGATGCATAGACCTTGTTATGAGCGTAGGCGTGGAGCATTAAGACAAAAGTAATAAAAAAATAAAAAGGAGTGGTCTTACATGACTATACAATTATCTTTCTTGCCAAAAATCGATAGATCAGCAACGCAGAAAAAATTAGAAGGTGTTCTCGAAAATGTACGTTTATATAGACAGTTTGGAATGATGCGTGAAGAAATGAAAGTCACTCCTTCTTATGAAATTAGATATCACGGACCTACAAATGATGTAGGAAAGCCATTAGAAGATGTAGCGATGGCTAATATACAACAAAGTAAACGAGAAGAGTGGATTAAGAAAACATCATTTCGTATCGATCAATTCCTAAATCGTTTGGGTAATGGGCGTGCAGGAGAAGATCAAAGAAATATTATCATTAAGCGTTATTTAGAAGATGAAGATGTATGTGATTATATGGTTTATAACGAAATTGGTATGAGCGAGCGTACGTATCGGCGTGTTAAGGCTAGAGTGTTTTATAAACTTGCATTTGCTCTTAGATTAGAAGTTTACGAGACAGAAGAAACTGGAGGGATTGAATAATGAATTTTGTTCAGCCAATACGTGATCCAGAGCAAATACAACAAATTAAAGAATATTTAAAAGAAAAAAGTGAGCGTAATTATATCTTGTTTGTAATGGGGATTAATACAGGTCTACGAATTAGTGATATTTTAAAACTGAAGGTTGGAGATTTAAAGGGAAGCCATATATCAATGCGCGAAATGAAGACAGGTAAGCAAAAACGAATTCAGATTACTGCAGCATTAAGAAGAGAGTTGAAATGGTACATTGAAGAGATGGAAGATCATGAATATCTAATCAAGAGCAGACAAGGAAAGAATCGACCAATAGGAAGAAGTATGGCATATAAAATACTTAGTACCACAGCAGCAGAGTTTGGCTTAGATGAGATTGGAACACATACACTACGTAAAACATTCGGATACCATATGTACATGCAGACAAAGAATATAGCGTTGCTAATGGAGATATTTAATCATTCGAGTCAACGAGTAACATTACGATATATAGGAGTAAATCAGGATGCAATGGACAAAGCAATGACTAGGTTTAAAATCTAATCATTGCTTTTTTCTTTTTAATTCTATACAGTTACTCATTTTTATTGTGTTGTGTAACTCAAAAGAGGAAGTGTTATGAAGCTATGAATATCAAGGGCTGTGGCGTTTGGCTTAGTTACACAAAATAGAACATATGGGTAAGTCGATTTATTAATATAAATGATGATAAAATATAGGCACTATGAGGGGAGACAAATTATGAAAGAGATAAATAAGCAAAATGTTAAGAAGATAAAGGAAAATAAGGAAGCAGAAATTCAAGTTCCAGATATGGTAAAAGAGGCAATTGAAAGATCTTTGAAAAAATATAAGTTTCTAATGTTGCTTGCACCTCCAATAGAGGATCTACAGAAAATAGAAAGTATTATATTGAATCAAGAATCTGAAATGTGGTGTTTAGATTTTCCGATTGTAGCTAACATAATGGATGAGTGTATATCTATAGAAATGGTACCCGAATATATAGAAAATAACTTAGAAAATTACATAGAAGAACTAGTTAGTGATCCGATGTTTAAAATTCATGCGCCTCTTATTAAAGAAGCTTATAAAGCGTATAACTTAGGATTATACAAGTTATGTGTATTTCCACTCTTTTCAACTTTTGAGCACGTGTTTTCGTTATGGTGTGAAGGGAAAATAAAAATAGAAAAGATAGCCATTGATGATAAGCCGAATAGCCGTGGGTTGTATTATAAAGTGAAACCTGAAGAATACAAAAAAGCTCCTGAAGAATACTTCACTCAACTATTTACTAATTCTATACTTCGAATGTATAAAAAATTATTTTTGAGCATCCCAAATGAATTAGGAAAAGAACTGAATCGAAACTCAATAATGCACGGTTTTTATGATTATGATTCTATTACGAAAAAAGATGTACTTAAATTATTCCAGTTATTAAAATCAACAATGATTTTAAAAAAAGCGGATTCCGATCAACTAAGTTATAAAGGCTAATATATAAAGTAAGTTTACTATGTTTATTTTAAAAATAGTGGCAGAGTCATGACCGCTTTTTGGCAGTAAATGTGCCGGTTGTTTTGGAATCAACGTGATATATTTGTATTGTGAGTAGTGGCGGAAAACATTGCTTGCAAAATTCCTCTGAAAATGGATCGTCATAACCGGTGGCGATGGTTGCAGATTGGATGAATAGTTATTTCTTGATTTCACATTCAATTGCAATTTACGTTGTGTAAACGGAGAAGGGCTTTTGCTCTTCTTCCAGTTACTTAATAGTGTTGGATTAGATCAGTGTAGCAACATTAGGTGATTGGAAGAAGGATAAAACTTCACGTACCACATTCTATTGTTCAAATGATTTCTAATGCTTTCATGAAATTAAAAACAATAGGAAAAGGTGAGAAAACAGATGTTGAATCAAGTATTTAATATGGATTGTTTAGAAGGTATGAAGATGATTGAGGATAAATCAATTGATTTAATCCTGTGTGATTTGCCTTATGGGACGACTGCCTGCAGCTGGGATAGTATTATTCCTTTTGATTTATTATGGCAGCAGTACGAAAGAATTATAAAAGATAATGGAGCTATTCTATTAACGGCAAGTCAACCATTTACAACAAAGCTGATCGCTTCAAATATGAAGTTATTCCGTTATGAATGGATTTGGAAAAAAGGGAATCATGTAACAGGGTTTCCAAATGCAAATAGAATGCCGCTAAAGAATCATGAAAATGTTCTGGTATTCTATAAAAAATTACCTAAGTATTATCCGCAAGATTTGGTCTTATTGAATAAGCCAGTCCAAAAGAAACAAATAAGAAGGATGAAGATATTAGGCAAAAGAAATAATGAATCTTTAAATAATGTATATGTAAAGAAATATACTAACTATCCAAAGTCGATTATTGATTTTCCACGTGAGAGTAAAACGTTTCATCCTACACAAAAGCCAGTGGCTCTTTTTGAATATCTAATTAAGACATATACAAAAGAAGGGGAAACAGTCCTTGATAATTGTATGGGTAGCTTTACAACTGCTATAGCATGTATTAATACTAATCGTAATTACATTGGTTTTGAGATGGAAGAAGAGTATTGGAAGTTAGGTAATGAAAGAGTTAATAAACATATTGAATCATTAAAGCACTCATAATGGGTGCTTTTTATTTTGAAGTTCAAAAAGGCGGTGTATGTAATGGATGTAATGTTACAAAACATCAAATTGAAAAAGAAATTTGAATACCTATCAAATGTCGCTAAAGAAAACCATGAATTAAAGGAATCAGTTAAAGCATTAACGGCGACTGTGGAGGACTTAAAAAGTAAGGTCGATCTGTTAAGTAAACAGGTAAGTGCAAGTTATAGCGCGGATAATATCTTAGGTACTCTTGAGGATGCTCTTGCAAGAATAAGAGAATATGAATTAATGGAGGATGAATGAAATGGCTAATAACAAATTAAAGATTCATATTGATGCTGATACATCAGAAGCATTAAAGCAAATGAAGGAAGTAACGGAAGTTGCTAATGAATGTGTGGAAGCGTTAGAGAAGTTGGAGAGATTAACTAATAAGTTTTCTGGTTTATCGAGGGGAGGAATAGTGAGTGTTCCTGTTACTTTAAATGGGAAGGTGATTGCCGATCGTGTTTCTGAAATTCAAGAAAACAGGAATATTCGAGCGGAACATTTTTGATTAAGCCAATAGCAATTAAGGAGTGAAGATAGATGGACAGCGTTTTAAACGGTAAGATTGCTGCACTTAGTCTTATACCTATTGATAAGAAAGCATACATGAAATACCTTAAACCTCTTGAAAAAGCACATAAAAAATCTGGAATAGATGTTCAATATTATAAGTTGTATGGTGAGAAACCTATGTTTTATTCTGTGGAATATCTGGAACAAACGCCGATAAAAGAATTATTGGAAAAAGATAAACAGAGAAAGGATTTAAGTGTAAGGGGTGAGTAGATGGAAAGATTACTTAACTCGCTTATAGTTATATGCTTTATATTAATTATTCTTGCGGTTGTCGGTTTCTTTATAACTATGAAGGAATGTCATGATAAGGGTGGTAAGATGGTCGGCACAGGAGAATATACAACAACAACTCAAATAGTAAACAATCAAGTAATTGTGAGTACAACTGAAAATATGGTTTGTGATAAGGAGTGAGGATAAATGCAATTAACTAAACTTGAGAAGGCAATTGTTATTGGTACAATCCTTTCTGCTATCAAAGCGGAAGAACTTAAAGAATATGTTGATATAGCGAAGTTACCACAGGTAATTAAAGAGGTGGAAGCATTGGCTGATAACACAACACGTAAGGCAAAGAAAGAAGCTGATATAAGTTTAATTAGTAAGCTTATTGATTCATTCTTAGAAGAAAAGAAACCAAAGAAGGTTGTACAGTTTAGATGTATATCATGCGGATATACAGAGCAACACACTGAACGAAAAGCGAGAACTAAGGATGGATTAAAGTGTAAACGTTGTAAGCATGGTGGTGTAATGATTAATGAAGGAATACAAAACCAAACAACAGAAGCGTAAGTTTTATGACAGTGGTGAGTGGAAGAGTACACGCGAACAAGTAAAGAAGCGTGACAACTATGAGTGCCAGGAATGTAAACGTAACGGACGAGTACAAACAGACACCAATGAATACAGTGAGAGTGCCAAGCGTAAGAAGATTCAACTTGTTGTCCATCATATAAAAGAACTGGAACATCATCCAGAGCTTGCACTTGATATAGATAACCTTGAAACAGTTTGTGTTAATTGTCATAACAAAGAACACGGAAGAATGTATGAAAAGAAACAAAATAAATGGGAACATGATGAGAAATGGTGAAAGTACAACAAAAATAACACCCCCCCTTAAAATATTTCATCAAAAATTCGTCTTAGGGGCACCGGAGGAGGGGGTCGATTTTTCAAATTTATAAGCAAATTCGCGCGTTATATCAAATTGGAAAACGATGTAAATCAGAAGGGAGGGATATTGTGGCTAGAGTGAAGCGTGAAACAATGAGAAAAAGGATTGAAAAGGATCTAACAAATCAATTGAAAGAAAAAAGGATTGTAGGTAATCATTATACTGATTTAATTCAAGACTATTTATCGTTGTGGGATTTAAAGTGTATTCTTGTTGATGATATTGAAGAAACAGGAATAAAAGTATCTGGCATGCATGGTCCGAAATCCAATCCTTCTATTAATGATTTACACAAAACAAATGATCGAATGATAAAGATTTTAGATGCACTTGGATTAGAAGCATCGGCAGAAGAAAAGAAAGTTCCTTCAAAACCTGTGCGCTCGGCTAGAGATTTAACATGATTCAAAATGAATATGTAACTGAATATATTGAAATGTATCGAGCGGGAAAAATTAAGCTAAATAAAGAGCGCATAATGCTAATTGAGTACCTGGAGAAATACATCTTAATACGCGATGATTTGTATTTCGATAATGAAATGCATGAGGATTATATAAAATTCACTGAGAAATGGTACTTTGAATTGCAAGCATTCCAAAAATTCCTAACAGCATTTGTTTTTCTTTTCTATAAAGAAGATGATTCTGTTTTTTACGAGCAATTTTTAATTATGATGGCTCGTGGTGGTGGTAAAAACGGTTTAATTTCATCATTATGCCATTTCTTTATTAGTCCGCTGCACGGAATAGATCGATATAATGTTTCAATTGTGGCGAACAACGAGAAGCAGGCTAAAGTTTCTTTTCGTGAAGTCTATGATGCTATTAAAGGAAAAGAAATACTAGAAGATATGTTTTATCGAACTAAGGTAGAGATACTGAGTAACGATACTCAAAGCATTATGCAATATCATACATCTAATGCTGGTTCTAAGGATGGACTTCGTGACGGTTGTGTTATTTACGATGAAATACATCGATATGAAAACTTTGATGTAGTAAATGTATTCTCTAGTGGACTTGGAAAAGTACCAAATGCTAGAGAATTTTTTATTGGTACAGATGGCTTTGTTCGCGACGGATTCCTGGACAAAACAAAAGAGCGAGCGATGAACATTCTAAAGGGAAAAGATTTAGAAGATCCATTATTTCCTTTCATTTGCAAGATAGATAATCCAGAAGAAATTGATAATCCTGATGTATGGGAAAAAGCGAATCCAATGTTTAGTGAGCCGAGAAGTTCTTATGCTAAACAATTATTTAAAAAAGTATTAACTCAATATAAACAATTAGAAAATAATCCTTCAAACCGTGAAGAATTCATAACAAAACGTATGAATTACCCTGAAACAGATTTAACAAAGTCTGTAGCTTCATGGGAAGAAATCATGCGTACTGGTTTTGAAGAAGATGGAGAAACGCTCAGAGAAGTTCCAGATTTAAAACATAAAGTAGCTGTAGGCGGTCTCGACTTCGCCAGCATCAAAGACTTCGCGGCAGTCGGCTTGCTATTTAAACATGGTGAAGATTATATATGGAAAGGTCATTCATTTGTACGTAAAGGATTCTTGGACAAGGTGAAATTAAAAGCACCTATTTATGAATGGGCTGAAAATGGCTTACTAACTATTGTGGATGAACCAGTTATTAATATCTCTCACATTGTAGATTGGTTTGTAAAAATGCGTGAGATATACGGATTTAACACAATAGTAGCTGATACATTCCGTCTTGATCTTGTTAAAACAGCACTTGAAGCTGAAGGTTTTATATTGTTATATATTCGTAATCCAAAAGCGATTCATTCACTTTTAGCTCCACGAGTTGAAACGTTATTTGCAAACAATCGTATTATTTTTGGGGATAATCCATTAATGCGTTGGTACACCAATAACGTCTACGTCCACATCAAAAAAGACGGCAACAAAGAATACTTGAAAAAAGATGAATTTAAGAGAAAAACAGATGGATTTCAAGCTTTTATACATGCATTATGGCAAGCGGATAACATTCTTGTTGATGAATTCGATTTTATGTTAGACGGTATTAAATTCTAATAAAGGGGGTGATAACCATTGGATGGTTAGGTTCAGTATTTAAAAGAAATAAAGAATTAGAATTTATGATTGATCTAGACATAATTGCTGATACAGCAAACAGACTTCATATGAAACGCTTGGCGATTGATACATGTGTATCATTTTTAGGAAGAACAATTAGTCAATCAGAATTTAGAGTGAAAAATGGTAAAGTATTTGAGAAAAACGAGCTTTATTATCGCTTAAATATTAGGCCGAATAAGAATATGACGGCCAGCACCTTCTGGGAAAGATTCATCCGTAAGCTCATTTATGATAATGAATGCTTAGTTGTACAGGCGGATGATGGTGATTTACTTATTGCTGATGGATTTCGGCATAACGAATATGCTGTATATGAAGATACTTTTACAGATGTAACAGTAAAAGATTACACGTTTAAGCGAAGTTTTAAACAAAGCGAAGTAATTCACTTAAAGTATCGAAATGATAAACTATCTCCACTTATAGATGGATTGTTTGCAGATTACGGGGATTTATTTGGTAGAATATTAAATTCACAGAAGCGTAAGAATCAAGTTCGTGGCACAGTTGATGTGGATATGATTGGTGCCAAAACAGAAGAACAAATAACGAAGTTACAAGAGTTTATAGACAACATGTATAAGTCAATTGGTTCAAAAGATATAGCTATTGTTCCGCAACAAAAGGGTATTAATTATAACGAGATATACAATGGTGTGGCGAATGGGCCAAGTGTAGAAGAAATCAATAAAATAACAAGTGGTTTCTTAAATCAAGTAGCTATGGCAATGGGTATTCCTACAGCTTTGATATACGGGGAAATGGCGGATGTAGAAAAGCAAACGAAAAATTATATGCTTTTCACAGTACGGCCATTATTAAAAAAGCTATCTGATGAAGCGAACGTTAAATTCTTTGAAATGAGAGAATATATTTTGGGACAAAAAATTGAGGTCAAGGCTGTTTCTTACCAAAGTATATTTGATCTTGCGACAAGTATTGATAAACTCATTTCTTCAAGCGCATTTACAGGAAATGAAATTCGATCAGAAGTAGATTATGAAGATTCTGATGATCCAAACTTAAATGTTCATCATATTACGAAAAACTATACAAGATTAGATAAACCTGAAGGAGGTGAGGAATGATGGAGCAAGTGAATATGAATAAGCTTCTAAATTTAAAACGAGATATTCGTTTTGAATCTAAAGGTGAAAATGAGTATAAATTAACTGTTTATGGTTCAATCGGTGGATGGTTTAGTGAAAATAATGCTGAAGCTGTAAGAAGGAAAATTCAAGATGTAAAAGCAGAAAAAATTCACGTTCATATTAATTCCGGTGGAGGTTCCGCATTCGATGGTGTAGCAATTTGTAATCAGTTAAAACAGCATAATGCAGAAATTATAGTTCATATTGATGGTTGGGCGGCTAGTGCCGCATCTGTAATTGCGATGGCTGGTGATAAAATCATTATGCCAAGTAATACTATGATGATGATTCATCAAGCGAGTACCTTTGAATATGGAAATGCAGATCTTTTTGAAAAAACAGCACGAGATTTACGAAAGATTGATTCAGCTTTAGCAGCATCTTATAAAAAACGTTTTGTTGGAACAGATGAAGAGCTAAAACAACTTTTAAAAGATGAAACTTGGCTAACAGCAGAGGAAGCAGTTGCTCTTGGTTTAGCGGATGAAATTGCGGATGAAATTGAGATTGATGATACGCAAGAAGATGAAGAAGTGGAAGTTGTAGAAAATTTCAAAGAAGATTTAGTAGCTAAATATACGAAACAACCAAATAATCAAAATTCAAAAGAGCCTATTCAAGAACCTGTTAATAAACAGAATTTGAGTACGCTCTTTTTAAATTTAGGGGGAAAATAAAAAATGGTGATTAAATTCAATAATTTTGAAGAAAAGAAACTAGCTTTTGCGAAAGCGACACAGGAAGGTACACCAGAAGAACAAACAGCAGCGTTAAATTCGATGATTGAAGCGCTTGCTACAGATGTGCGAGTAGATATTTTAAATCAAGTAAATGAATCTATGGTAGACCGTTCTATTATGCAATCTCGTGGCTCCAATGTATTAACGAGTGAGGAACTAAAGTTCTTTAATGCGGTTGTGCAAGATGGTGGATTTAAAGATACTGAAATTCTACCTAAAACAACACAAGAGAGAATTTTTGATGATTTAGTAAGTGGACATCCATTCTTAGAACATATTGGACTAGAAAATTTAGGAGCTGTTACAGAACTTATCTATGGAGATCCAGAAGGTGCAGCAGTATGGGGACCATTATTTGGAGATATTCAAGGACAACTAAATGCTACATTCCGAAAAGAACCTATTACGCAACTTAAATTAACAGCATTTATTCCATTATCAAATGATATGTTAAATTTAGGACCAGTATGGGTAGAACGTTATGTACGCGCAATGATTACAGAAGCAATGGCAGTTGGATTAGAACGAGGATTTGTAGTAGGTACAGGTAAAAATGAACCTATTGGATTATTAAAAGATCCCAGTGGAAGTGTTACGGGTGGAGTGTATCCAGATAAAAAAGTTGCTGGTACTTTAACGTTTGAGCCAGGTCGTAAAACAATTAATGAATTAAAAAATGTTGTTAAGTTACTTGCTAAAAAATTAAAAGCTGATGGTAAAGATGCAGATAAGCCGAAGAATATTGCCGGAAAAGTAGTTATGGTGACGAATCCTTTTGACACATTTGATGTTCAAGCAAATGCAACAACTTTAAATGCAGCTGGTGTTTATGTAACGAGCTTACCATTCAATCCAACTCCTACAGAATCAGTGTTTGTACCTCAAGGAAAAGTATTGTTTTTTGTTAAAGGAGAGTATATTGCGGCAATGGGTGGAACGGAGCCGATTAAAAAGTTTGACCAAACGTTAGCATTAGAAGATGCAACACTTTATATTGCTAAACAATATGCTACAGGTAAGCCAAAGGATAAATACGCAGCTCAAGTGTATGAATTGAAGGTTGGAGAAGTAACACCACCAACACAAGGGTGATGTGAATGGATACAGTAATTTCAAATGAAATATTACAGCAATTCAAAGATAGGATGCGCTTGGGTGATGATGAAGACGATAACCTGAGACGTATCCTTTTTGCATCCAATAAGGCTTTAATAAAAGACTGTGGATCGTATGACATAAACAAAGATGAGACGTTCAAAGAATTAGTATTCGAACGTTCTCGTTATGTTTATAATGATGCACTAGAGTATTTTGCCGAAAACTTTTTAACAGAAATTAATAGTTTTGGCATTCAAAAAGCTTTAGAAGAAATAAATTTGGGCGGTGATTAATATGCGTCCTTTTCAGTATAAAAAGCCACTAAATACAGGTGATTTTAGAAATCGTATTATTGTTGAACAACCTGAAGTAATAAAAGATGAATTGAATCAAGAAGTTGAAACAGGTAATTGGCAAGAAGTTAAAAAAGCATGGTCGATGATAAAAACGGTAAAAGGGTCTGAATATATTGAAGCTTCAGCTTCACAAGCTACTCGGATTTATCGGTTTGTAATTCCCTATACAAAAGGCATTACAGAATTAATGCGGATCAATATGAAAGGTCGTATTTTTGATATTATCGAGCCTCCAATGAATGATGATGAAATGTATCAAACATTGACTATTATCGCAAAGGAGCATACTTAATATGAATGATTTTGCGAGTGATCTTGCTAGAGAATTACAAAGATATGCGAATGTTGTGGAAGAAAACTTAGAAAATGAAATTGATGAAGTGGGAGATATTGCTGTCGGTAAGTTAAAGCAAGGTAGCCCTAAAAAAACAGGTGCTTATCGTAAAGGGTGGCGTAAGAAAAAAGAAGGTAATGGTGTTGTCCTCCATAATACGCAAGGACAACTAACGCATCTTTTAGAAAAAGGACATGCGAAAGTTGGTGGCGGACGTGTTCCAGCTCAAGTGCATATCCGTCCAGTTGAAGAGTATGTAATTGATGAATTGCCAAAACGTATCGAAAGGGCGGTTCAACAATGACATTAGGAGAACTAACAAAAATTCTTGAAGCTACAGGTTATCCTGTGACTTATTCGCATTTCACAGCAACGCTAAATAATCCAGTTCCGGCACCGCCTTATATCTGTTTTCTTGTGGATGGATCAGCAAATTTAATGGCTGATAACAAGGTTTACCACAAGATAAATGATTTGAATATAGAGCTTTACACAACTAAAAAAGATTTAGTTGCGGAAGCCAAGCTAGAGAAGGTCCTAGACGATCATGATATCCCTTATGAATCGTATGGGACTTTTATTGAATCTGAAAAGTTGTATCAAAAAAATTATGAAACGAGGTTGATATAAATGAATGAAAACAAAGTAGCTTTTGGTTTGAAAAATGTCCATTATGCACTTTTCGATATTAAAGATGGTGTAGTCACATTTAGCACACCGATTCCATTACCAGGTGCAGTTGAATTAACGTTTGATCCACGAGGGGATTTAATTGAATTCTACGCGGATGACATGCTTTACTATGCGGCAAGTAATAACCAAGGTTATGACGGAACGCTATCCATCGCGACAATTCCAGAACAATTTGCTGTTGATGCATTAGGAGAGGAATTAGACGAAGAAGACGGTGTGTTAAACGAATTAGCTGACGCGAAAGGGAAATCATTTGCATTATTATTTGAATTTGATGGTGATGTACGAGCAACGCGCCACGTTATGTTTAACTGTTCAGCAAGTCGTCCAACACTTGCATCTAAAACGAAAACAAATTCAGCGGAGCCAAATACAAATGAACTTAAATTTGTATCAAGCCCTATTGATATTAACGGAAAACGTATGGTTAAAACGAAAACTACAACTAAATCAAAACAAGCGATTTATGATAATTGGTACAAAAAAGTGTATACAAAAGTACCTGCATTACTGAAAGGAGCATAAGTAGATGGAAAAGACAATTTCAATAGATGGAAAACAAGTCAGATTAAAAAGTACAGCAGCAACAGTTAAACGATATAAAGCACAATTCAGACGTAATTTATTTGCAGATATGATGGGGTTAGGAGCAATTAGTACGTTAACTTCATCAGATGGATCACAACAACCTATCGATACATCTAATCTTGATTTAAGTAAAGTGGATTTTGAGCTTGTTTATGATTTGACTTGGTTATTCGCTAAAACGGCTGATTCAAGCATTCCTGATCCTATGACGTGGCTAGATGAATTTGAAGAATTTCCAATTGAAGACATCATGCCAGAAATAATGGAACTAGTTCAAGTCACTATGGGAGCAAAAAAAAAATAATAGAAAACAATGGAGAGCAAGGGACATTCAGTGATGAAGAATTAACCACTGATTTGTTCCTTGCTCTTTGTTATAAAGCGAAATTAACGCGTTGGGATTTAGAAGATATGACAATTGGTGATTGTTTTGATTACATTGCTGAATTCGCTGAAATGGAGAATCCAGACAAAGAAAAAGTTAGAAAAGCAAATCAAAAAGATTACGATGCGTTCTAAGAAATGAGGTGAGAAAATGGCAGGAAGAATTAAAGGGATTACGATAGAAATCGGCGGAAATACTCAACCGTTACAAAATGCTTTAAAAGATGTAAATAAACAAAGTGATGCCTTGGCTAAAGAATTAAAAGATGTTGAACGCCTGTTAAAGTTTGATCCAGGTAATGTGGAAGCATTAGCACAAAAGCAAAAATTACTTACACAACAGATTGAAAATACAACGCAAAAGCTAGATAAATTGAAAGCAGCGGAACAACAAGTACAAGCTCAATTTCAAAACGGTAAAATTTCTGAAGAACAATATCGTGCATTCAGACGTGAAATTGAATTTACAGAAGGGTCACTTAATGGTCTTAGAAATAAACTAGGAAACATGAAAGCTGAACAAGAGAATGTAGCGAGCTCCACAAGGCAATTAGAAACATTGTTTAGAGCTACAGGAAAAAGCGTTGATGATTTTGCAGGAGCATTAGGAAATCGTCTTGTGAATGCAATTAAAAGCGGAACAGCTACAAGTCGCCAATTAGAACAAGCGATTGGGATTATTGGTCGTGAAGCATTAGGAACTGAAGCGGATATTGAAAAGTTACAAAGAGCGTTACGATCTGTGGATGCTGGCAATTCAATACAACAAGTTCGAAATGAATTAAGAGAGTTACAGCAAGAAGCCCAAAGGACGGAAAGAGAATTTCAAGAATTAGATATTGGCTTAGAAAACGTTCTTGGTGCAATGGTAGCTGGTGGCGGAATTGCCGGGACAATCGAAAAAGCACTTGATATGTCTAAACTAAAAACAAAAATTGATATAAGTTTCGAAGTGCCTGACTCCTCGAAAAAATCGGTGGAAGAAGCTATTAGGAGTGTCACTACTTATGGAGTTGATGCTGAAGCATCTTTGGAGGGTGTGCGTAGGCAATGGGCCTTAAATAAGAATGTAAGTGATGAAGCGAATGCATCCATCGTTAAAGGTGCAGCAACAATTGCGCAATCCTATTCAGGATTAGATTTTACTGAATTAATTCAAGAGGTTAATGAAATAGGTAATGAATTAGGTATATCACAAGAAGGCGCTCTTGGTATGACAAACGCTTTACTTGGAATAGGCTTTCCACCTGAGCAATTAGATGTTATTGCTGAATATGGAGGACAGTTAACGCGAGCTGGATACAGTGCTGAAGAAGTCCAAGCAATAATGGCGGCTGGGGTCGAAACCGGCACTTGGAATTAGATTATAGTTCCCTTGTATGGTGACATACAATGAAAAACTCCTTTAATTCAGTGAAACTCTCAAATGAGACAATACTGAGCGAAGCCTTTTAATTAAGGAACGTGCAACGACTAGTCGAAAGACGTAGGGTGTAAGCAAATGACACTCGAAATGGGGAGCAACTCAAGTAGTTGAAGATATAGTCTAATCTATGCGGTGACGTATAGCAGTTCATAAGAGAACGGGCGTGACGTTGCGAATCACGTTGAATATAAATGATTGATAATCTCTTAGATGGTTTGAAAGAAGGGCGCATCAAAGCGGCTGAGTTCGGTCAAGGTGTCGATAAGGCTATGAAGGAAACACTGGAAGGAACTAATATTTCAGCTGAACAATTGCAAAAATGGGGACAATCTGTGGCTAAGGGTGGTAAAGAAGGCTCAGCCGCTATGTCAGAGATTGCAGCAGCTTTAGCTAATGTAGAAGATAAAACGAAGCGAAATGAGTTAGGTGTTAAACTTTTCGGTAGATGATAAATTGTGCCGAAGTAAAATCGCGGTATGAAGCAAAGAGGGTGCGAATCCTAATTTGAACCGAAGGCTGTACAAAGTATAGTCAGGGGCAGAGCATAGAGGGTGAAAAGATATAATCCCTCCACGAGACCGCGACACTTATTAGTGAAAACGTATGCCGAACTTACAGGAATTGAACTGTAAGAAGTAGAGGATAAAAAGCCTTTACGATAACAAATGACAATGTGGGAAGATCAAGGTGACAACATAACATACGCGATACTTGGAGCCCAAAGTAAAGTAGTTGATTTTGATAAGAACCAGCAAAAATTAAATGAATCTATTAAGAAAATGGATGCAAGTCCAGCTGTGAAATTCCAACAAGCTATGCAAGATTTACAAGTGGCACTCCAACCAGTACTCGGTGTTGTAGCCGATCTTATTTCTAAATTTGCTGAATGGATATCTAACAATCCAACTTTAGCGGCTACATTGGCATCCGTTGCAGTAGCTATTGGCATAATTTCAGGTGCAATCATGGCACTTGCGCCAATAGTTGTAACGGTAATGAGTATATTTGGGGTTGGTGCGGCTGTAGCTGCTGGGATAGTTGCAATTGTTCCCATTATCATAGCAGCCATAGTCGCTTTAGGTGTAGCAATTTATAAAAATTGGGACGCTATTAAAAATTGGACAATAGAAACATGGAATTCTATTAAAGAATATTTAATAGAACTTTGGAATAGTATCGTTCAATCGTCTAGTGAAGTCTGGAATTCATTTCTAGAAACAATGCATGAGTTTTTTGATCCTATAGGACAATTTTTTAGTGATTTATGGACAAATATAGGGCAGATATGTAGTGATACATGGAATACTATTGTTGAATTCTTTTCGGGAGCTTGGGCTTCATTCACTGAAATGATGCATAGCTTCTTTGATCCGATAGGTGAATTCTTTAGTAGCTTATGGTCTGGAATTGTTGAAACGGCATCCTCTTGGTGGAATTCTTTGGTTACAACAGCTTCTGAATTGTGGGGGACACTCGTACAAGCTTGGCAGGATACTTGGAATACTATTGTTACCGTTTTAGATCCAATTATTTCATTTATGGCAACAGTTTTAGAAGCAGGGTGGTTACTCATTCAAGCAGGAGCGCAAATTGCATGGGCAGCCATTTCACAATATATTATTCAACCGATTCAACAAGCTTATGATTGGGTAAGTACAAAAATAGGTGAATTAGTTACATGGCTTGGTACACAATGGGAAATCGCGAAAGCTGTGGCACAAGTTGCATGGGGATTATTTAAACAATATATCATTCAACCAGTCCAAGAAGCTTGGAGTACAACAAAGGAAAAATTCAGTGATTTAATTTCTTGGTTAAGTTCGCAGTGGGAACTTGCAAAATCTTATACCCTTATGGCTTGGAACTTGGTAAAACAGTACGTTATCCAGCCAGTGCAAGAATTATGGAATGCAACAAAAGAAAAGTTAAATGATTTAGCAAATTGGATACTAGGAAATTGGGCGAAAATCCAATCTTATACACTTGCAGCATGGCAATTAGTTTATAAATATGTTATTGATCCGGTTATTTCAGCCTATAATTCTACGAAAGAAAAATTCAGCGAAATGTATAACAGTGCGAGAGAAAAATTTGATGCTATAAAAAATGCAGCACAAGAAAAATTCGATGCGGCTAAACGTAACATCATCGATCCAATCAAAGAAGCGGTTGGTAATGTAGAAGAATTTATTGGGAAGATTAAGGGATTCTTTAGTGATTTAAAATTAAAAATTCCAAAGCCTGAAATGCCACCTCTTCCACACTTTAGTTTACAAACAAGTACGAAAAACGTTTTAGGTAAAGATGTTACTTATCCATCAGGGATTAATATTGATTGGCGTGCAAAAGGTGGTATCTTCACTAAACCAACTATCTTTGGAATGAATGGCGGAAACCTACAAGGCGCAGGAGAAGCGGGACGTGAAGCGGTGCTTCCCCTTAATAAGAAGACGCTTGGAGATATTGGCGCAGGTATCGTAGCAGCCATGCCACGACAACAATTTGCTATGCCAGGAGAAATAAATCAATTAATGGGTGACATGAGCCGTATGATGGCTAGCTCTGTGAGTCAATTATCAGGATTAAAGACTGTTATGAGTAGCGTGTATGGAAATATGTCAAATAGCAAACAGGCTATGACAAGTAGTGTATCAAATCAAGTAATTAATAACTCATTTGGATCATCTGGTGGCGGAGCAATTCCGATGCTTGGTGGTGATTTGGTTGTTGAGGTTCCTGTTGTTATAGAGGGGCGAGATGTGGCGCGTGGTACGTATCGATATACAACCGAGTACCAAGAAAGAGAAAAACAAAGAGACTCAGCCTTTTAGGTTTGGGTTTCTTTTATTTTATAAAGAAATGGGGTGTTAAAGTGAGCTCTTTTACATTTAACAATGAACGCAAAAAATATGTCCAAATTGAAAAAGGATGGAAAAGACCTACTTGGGCACCGTTGAAACGAAATTTTCTCAACGTTCCAGGATATCCAGGCGCAAGATTGTTAAATACACAAACAGAAATGCGCGTTTTATCTATTCCGGTAGGAATTATAGTGCCTGATGGATCTAACTTAGAAAAGCTGAAAGAGGAAATTGCAAGTTGGCTCATAACAGATCAACCAACTGAACTTATTTTTGATGTAGAACCAAACAGAACGTATTTAGCAATTGTGGATGATAGCTTTGATCCAGATGAATTTGTAACACTTGGAATAGGAACGCTTAAATTTATTTGTCCAATGCCTTACAAATTAGGACCAATTCGAAACGCAAAAGCAAAACTAGAACCAAATAATATTATTAAAACGGATGCTTTGAATGAGGGGAGTGTGTTTTCAGAACCGAAATTCAAGATACAGGTAGAAAATCCGTCCACATTCATCGATATTATAAATAAAAATGGAAATCAACATTTTCGTATAGGATACCCAGTTAAGATAGATGAAACGCCAATAAGTCGGTATGAATTGGTTATGCATGATAAAGCGAATTCTCTAGTCGGTTGGACGGAAGTGGGAAAAGATTTCGTTTCAGATTACGGCAGCGTAGCAGGGAAAATGATAGCGGATGGCGCACGTATCATGCCATCTGATTACGGTCAAGGGCAATTTTGGCACGGACCAGCAGTGAAAAGAAGCATTACAGGTGGACCGCTACAAGATTTCACACTTGATGCAATAGTTGAATGTCGAAACTTAAACCCCGCAACTATGGGACGTGTAGAACTTTATTTATTAGATGAGAACAGCGTTGTAGTCGGAAAAGTAGGTATGTTTGATGCATATAGAAATTCTAGCGAGAATTTTGGTGAAGTTATGGCGGGAAACGGTGACTACAATCATTTGATTATAGCGGAAACGGGTTATTATCGTACAACATGGAATGATTTTTATGGACGTCTACACATTGCACGAGTGGGAAATTATTGGCAAGGTGATATTGCTTTAATCGATGAAAAAGGAAATTACCATACAGAAAAATTTGCCCAATGGTGGGATACGGGCAATAGCTTTATGAAAAAAGTAGCTCAAATTGTTGTTCATATATGCTCGTTTAATGATGCACCATCATTAATTGCAGCTGTACATGATATTAAAGTGCAAAAAGTAAATAGCAATACAGAACGTCAAATACCTTATATTGTTCAAAAAGGAGATCTTGTAGAAATCGATTCATCGGATGCAAGTATTCGGATTAACGGAGCAGATGCGATAAATATAAAGGATTTTATGAGTGACTATATACGTATTGAAAAAGGGAAGAACGAAATCGAAATATCCCCAAACAACATTGGACAGGTAGATGTCACATACAGGGAGCGTTACAGATGAGTAAAACAAATAATCTATTACACATTGTGGACTTTAAAACAGAACAAATCATAGGTGTTATCAAAGAACAGGATTATTGGGATGATTTACGCCAATGGGAGCTTAAAGAGAACAAAGATAAATTTGAGTTTACAACAGCTGATGGTACGAAGATAGCGGCATCACTTATACAACAGAACCTTGTCGTTAAACAAACTCGTGACGGTACTTTTGTTTCATACATAATTACAGAAGTAGAACAAGATACAACAGGTCGTCCAAAAAAGATTTACGCACTTGGTGAACATACAAAGCTAAAGAAAGCGACTGTAATTAAACCACAAACTTTACAAGCTACTACGGTCAATGAATCTACGGACTTTGCTTTACAAGGTACAGAGTGGAAACGTGGGATTACTGAGTTTGTTGGTATACGTACCATTCATATTAAGGATTTTACAAATCCGCTTGACCTCTTAAAACAAATCGCATCTACGTTTGAACTTGAGATTCGTTTTAGAACAGTGATAATGGGATCTTTTATTGTCGGTCGGTATGTAGATTTAATAAAAAAAGTAGGACGTGACAACGGAAAAGAATTCTTGTTAGGAAAAGATGTACAAGGTATCCGGCGTATTGAAAGTAGCCAAGATGTAATAACCGCTCTTGTAGGTGTTGGACCACAAAATAATGAAACTGGTGAATTTCTCACATTTGAAGATATAAACAATGGCAAACTTTATGTAGGAAATAATGATGCGTTACAACGTTGGTCAAAAGATGGCAAGCATTTATTCGATATTTATTCACCACAAACAGAAGATCAAGATATGACGAAGGAACGACTCAAACAATTAACCGAAGCAGAATTAAAGAAGCGAATTGATAGTTCTACTTCATATGAAGTAAGTGCAGTAGCGCTTGAAAAAGTGTTTGGTTTATCTCATGAATCGGTTCGTAAAGGAGATACGGTACGAATAAAAGATACAGGGTTTAGTCCACCACTTTTCTTAGAAGCTAGGTTAATAGCAGCTGATGAATGTGACACGGATCCATCAAAAGATAAATATATCTTTGGTGACTATCGTGAAATTGCAGATACACGAAGCCTTATCGATAGGTTATACGCACAAATCATGGGTAGCTTATCAAATAAAGCATCTAAAGAATTACTAGATACATTAGATAAAAAGCTTCAAGAAAATGTAACAGAAACAGAGGTCATTCGAAAAGAGTCGGAAGCAGCGAAGAAAATTGCTGAACAAGTGGCTGAAAACTTGAAAAATAATACCGTTGATATTATTGAAGGCGTAAATCCACCAACAGCAAACTTAAAGGATAGAAAAACGTTGTGGCAAGATATCAGCAAAGGCAAGCCTGGTATTCTGAAGTTGTGGAAGGATGGTAAATGGGATCCTGTTGTTCCTGATGTGGAATCCGTTAAGAAAGAAACATTGGAACAAGTGAGCAAAGATATCGAGACCACAAAAGGCGAATTAAATCAAAAGGTTCAGGAAGCGCAAAATCAAGCCACAGGACAAGTCAATGAAGTGAAGGAAAGCTTGCAAGGATTTAGTCGCACGCTTTCTAATGTGCAAAATAAACAGGGTGAAATTGATAAGAAGGTAACAAAGTTTGAGCAGGATTCTAACGGATTTAAACTATCTATTGAATCGTTAACTAAACAAGACGGTGAAATTAGTAATAAATTAAATACAGTCGAGCAAACAGTGGAAGGTACGAAAAAGACAATTTCCTCTGTGCAAGAGACGATAAATAGTTTTGAATCGGGTTCAAGAAACTTTCAGAAAAACGGTTCGTTTGCTGATGAAATAAATGGATGGGGGCAATATGTAGCTTCTGGTCAACCGACAAATCAAAAACCAACACTCACGGTTATTGATGATAATTTATCAGGTACAAAAAAAGCTGCAATAATTAAATTTATTGATAATTGGTCAAATGGTTTCTATAATCCACACACAGTGAAATTAACACCAGGTGAAGAGTATACATGGTTCGTATTTCTTAAAGCTAACAAAGCTGGAAAGATTTCAGTCGGTAGCGAGCAAAGTGGTAGTGGTACTCGCATACTAGACGTTACTACTACGGGAGCTTACTATTTTCATACTTTTAAAGCATCTGAAACCGGTGCATCAGCATTTAGGATATATTCGCTTGCAGAATTAAAAAACGTAGATTTTTCTGTCACAGTAAAAGATTTAGTTCTTGTGAAAGGTAATATAAAACCTGCTGCATGGTTTCCTGCACCAGAAGATCAAGTCACTCTACCAGATTTCAAAAAAGTAACAACTGAAATTACTGAAGAAGCCGGGAAGATTTCAACAAAGTTAGAACAGGTTGAAGCTCGTACTGTAGGCGGTGAAAACTGGCTAATCAATACAGGCCCAAACGAAAGACCTCAAACAATCGGGATGATCGGTGGCGCGGTATTGAATAAAGTTACATCATTTGTTCAACCTGGCGAATACGTAGCGATTGAATGTCAAGATCATACAGACGCCTTTTATCAATTCCATCTAGATAACACTAAGATAGGAGACTTTGAAAAAGGGAAAGATATAACAATATCTTTAGACCTTCAAAATGATGTGCCTGTAGATTTTATTTTATTCCAATACATCAACGGATCGTGGAGTGAGTCAGTACAGAAGCCTGTGGCAGCTAAAGAATGGCGTCGCGAGTCATGGATGTTTAAAATCGATGTTCGTGCTTCTGGCTGGGGATTTAGAATTCGTTTTGCTAGAAATGAAGCATCAAAAGGGAAAAGGTTCCGTTTCAAGAAAGCTAAATTAGAAAAAGGATCTGTTCCAACAGACTATAGCAAGTCAACATATGAGCTGGAGCAAAGTGTGGATGGAATCAAAGAAACCATAACAAACGTTGAAAATAATCAAAATGGATTTGACAAACGTGTAACAGCAGTAGAAAAAACCGCTGAAGGTATTTCTCAAAACGTTAGCAAGATGATAGAAACACAAACGGCACAAGGTAAACAGATTTCTGACGCTGAATCTACAATCAAACAACATTCTAATGCACTTGATCTGACAGTGAAAATGAAAGATGTTGAGAACTATGTAGGCGGTCTTGGAGCTACTAATGAGATCCGTGACGCTGGATTTACTCAAGGTAATAAATACTGGGGTTGGGCTACTGGGCACGCTATAGATCCTAACCTAAAGTATAAAGGATACAATTCATTTTCTATGAGCACTACAGGACAAACCCAGGATGTATGGTGGGGTGCTTTTAGTCAATTTATAGATTGTTCTCCTAATGAAGATATTGTTATTTCTGCTTACTTTAACACTGATGGAAAAGTTCCTATTGATAATGGAGTATTTATCGAAATGGAATTTTGGCAATCGAATAAAACAACCAGAATTTCAACTGCTAGAGAAAGAGTTCAAATCATTAACAACACTTGGGTCAGAGCTATTTGTACAGCTAAAGCTCCGGCAGGAACTGGTTTTGTAAGGTTTCGACCATACGTACAAAGAAATGGTAGAGCTTGGTTCTGTATGCCTATGCTGCAGCGAGGTAAAGTCGCTACAGAATTTTGGTTACATCCGAAAGATCAAACTGATGCTGATAAAATGATTGAAGATATTGCTAATAAAGTAGCTACCGATAAATACAATCAGAAAGTGACAGAGTTAGAAAGAAGTATCACAGCAAATGGAGAAGGCGTTTCAATTATTTCTAGAAAGCATGAAACCTTTGTAAACGACACATATAATGCTTACGTAAAAGAAACAAGCTCTAAGCTTCAAGTTCTTGATACAGGTATTCTAGCGCAAGTTAAAAAGGGTGACATCATTTCTGCTATTAACCAGACGGCAGAACAGATTCAAATTGATGTTGCGAAGTTGAAAATCAACGCTGATACCATTGTAAAATGGCTCACTGCAACAGGTATTAATGCAGATGTAATTAAAATCGAAAATGGGAAAGTTACGATCGATAAGAATGGTATTACAGCAAAAATGGCTGACTTCTTTTTTGAAGATGAGCGCGGTCAGAAATTTTCAGTAACACCAAGAACGAATCTCATTCCAGATCATGACTTTTCACACATTTCTTTTACTACTGTTAATAATAATTTTTTGAAGATCGAATACAGTCCTACATGGACAATTATGTCTAGTCCATATATTGAGAAACCAGTGGTTAATAATTATGAGCCAATGGTTAATCCGATGCGGATAGATTTAGGAAACTGGATTCGATTTACATTATTTGAAGGGGTAAAACCAGGTAAGAAATACACATTGTCCGCTCATTTCAGAGCAACTACCAATGATAATCGTGTAAACATTACAAACAAGCCAATCATGAGAGCAGTATTCGGTAAATATAACGGTGACACTCCTGTAGAGCTTGGACGAGCATCAAAAACTTACGATGCACCAAGCATTCAAACTGGGAAAATAGTAAGATACGCATTAACCTTCATTGTTCCAAGCAACTATGTAGAAGGAAATGGGTATGTTTATATTGATTTATTTGGTGAGGGGCTCTTAAATAATATGCAAGCAATTGCTGTATCAGGTGTTCAGTTGGTGGAAGGTGACGTTCCTTCCGTTTATAACTGGGATACAACACATGGACAACTCGTAAACGGAACACTGCCTTTTTCTACAATTGCACTTGGTACAAAAGATAATGTTATTTATCACAATCATGTGAACAAATGGAACTATATGAATGCGCCACTTGAAATCATAAGCAATGGCGAAATGATGGCACTCGTTGGAAGCGATCGTGCAGGACTCAGTTTTTATCCCCGTGGCGGTGGAGAACGTAGAAGTTACATCGGTCACCTTTACAACAATGAAAATAGATTTCGGATTGAATCAAAAGATCCTGTTGCAACGACACAATCAATTGAATGTAATGGGATTAACGTATGTGGTGGATACTTTGGTGCTAATGCAGGTTCTATTCATTATACAAATGGTAGCTTAGGTTTAGGGTGGTATTTCCATGATGGTAGATGGAATTATGTTGATTTCACAAATATGACTTCTAGAACATAGAGAGGGAGATGAGTATGAATCCAGACAAATTTATGCGTCCAATGCCACCTAATGAACAGTCACCATTCTTAGGTAGAGTAGTTGATTTGAAGAAAGGTGAAAATCAAGTCACCGTTAGCATTCCAAACGATATGCTAGAATTTTGCGGTATCAAGGAAGATACAAAAGTTGAAGTTTGGGGACTTCCTGACGGCACGTTGAATATGCGGATTGCTACTGCATGTGATTTATGTAATAAGGGCGGCAGAGTTTACGAGATTGAGCTTTTCGGTAAAGTAAGCCTTATCTGTGCCGAAGATTATGTAAAGCTAACTGGAAAGAGACCAGGGGCTTCTGATGAAGTAACACTTGAACAAGTGGAAGAAGTAGAAAACAGAATGATAGAAGGAGCATTATCTGCAGATCAGTATTAACTAAATACATGTAAACAAGTAGGGCAGCCGTGAGCTGTTTTTTATTTTGAATAAAATACGTTTTTTATAACAAAGGGGAGCGATTTCGCTGCTCTTTTTATTTTGAAATGAGGTGGTCAAAGTGGAAGGGTTACAAGATGTAAGAAATGATGTACAAGAAATAAAGCAAGAAATCAAAGAAATAAGGTTAGAAGTTAAAAGCTTAGAAATACGAACAACTGGTAACGAAAAAGACATTATTAATATCACTAAACAGTTAGATAAGATTGGTGCCAATACTACCTGGATATTACGACTTATTGTAGGTGGACTTGTTGGGGCTGCTCTTACTTTCTTATTGAAAGGAGGTGGTATGTAATGTTTGAAATTACAGTAATGATTGGCATTGTAGTAGGTCTTTCACAAATTGGCAAAACAATTGGATTACAAACAAAATATGTTCCGTTATTGAATGTAACGCTTGGCATTGTGCTAGGCGTTTTATTTTTGGGCGGAGATATCAAAACAAATGTATTTCAAGGAATCATCATTGGACTGTCAGCAAGCGGATTATTTGATCACACAAAAATTATGAAAAAGGATGTTGATGAAAAATGAAAAAGACATTAAAACATATTTCTTCTGTAGTCTTTGCGGTTATTTTAGTTTTATCTATTGCAACAAGCGCTTTTGCTGATAGAACACTTATTATTCCTGATTTACCTAAACAACCATACCGTTATGGCGTGGGTGCATATGAGGGCGTTGTAGCTCATTCCACAGCAACTCCAGAAGCGCCAGCTATCAACATTCAAAAATATGAGTCTCGTACATGGAGAAACGCATTTGTTCACTATGCAGTAGATTGGAATGAAACAATCCAAATTGCGGATACAAAGTACATTGCTTATGGCGGTGGACCTGCTGCGAATAAACGCTTTGTACATGTAGAGTTATGCGAAACAGCGGACTATGCAAAATTCAAACGTTCTTATGAAAAGTATGTAAAACTTTTAGCAAAAATCTTGAAAGATAACAAGATATCTGTAGAAAAAGGATTATGGACACATAGCGATGTAACTCATCACCTTGGCGGTACAGATCATGAAGATCCAATTGATTACTTAAAGTCTCATGGCGTTTCAGAAGCTCAATTTAGAGCGGATGTACAACGAGCATATAATAATTCTAGTGCTGATGTTTCTGTACCTGAAAAACCATCTAAACCAGAAGAAGTACCAACAGCTGTAACAGACGGTATCGCCTATATTGAAGGTTACAACGTCAACTTACGTAAAGGACCAGGTACAAGCTATTCTAAGATTCGTCAACTAAACAAACCAGAATCTTATATTGTGTGGGCGGAAAAAGATGGTTGGTTAAATCTCGGTGGAGATCAGTGGATTAAGAACGATCCATCTTATGTGAAGTTTAATAAGAAAAGCACAGTAGATTCTTCTATTGTTGGAAAGCGTGTTGTTTCAAAAGTTAATAATCTACGTTTCTATGATGCTCCATCTTGGCAGGATAAAGATGTGGCTGGCTCTGTAGATGCAGGATTAGGATTTACAATTGATGCGAAAGTAAATGTAAATGGTTCACCACAATATAAAGTTCACAATAGCAAAGGTAAAACATACTATGTAACAGCAAATGAAGCCTATGTGTATGTGAAGTAAAAACAAAAGCCGTCCATATCAAAATGGGCGGCTTTTTTTATTAATTTGCTAATTTAGTATTTCCAGGTATATATTTAAATGATTTTTCTCTTCCTTCTTCAAATTCATCATCCCAAATAAATTTTACAATAATGAATTTTTCACTTAAAGGATTAGTCCTAATTTCAAATTTAATTGATAAGCCAGCGTTAATTTCATCCGGAACAAAATTATTTCTTGAATTAGTTAATTTTAGTCCATCAAATGAATACTGAGTCGGATATGCATTTGATGGTATTATATCATTCTCTTGTATTATTTCTAATTCTTTTTCATTGATAATGATTCGAAAGTTTTTCGCATCAGATTTTCCTCTATTACGTATTTGTATTGATTTGACACCTTTTGGAGCGCTACTCCCATTAACCTCATCCCAAACTAAATCAGCTTTGTTTTTATCATCTTGGTCTTGTTTAAATTTCTTTTTGTTAATGTTGGTATTTTGCCAATTAAGATATAATGCTAAACAAGATAAACAAAAGCTAGTAATACTGAGAATACTAGTCCAGTTATTTAGTATGTAATCCAATACAATATCTCTTCTTTCTGTATAGTGATTTTTTTATTTCTATGTAATTAAAATTTGCTTTTAGATAACGCCCTTAATATAGGATTAACAATTTTACCTACTAAACGTAATCCTCTAAATATGGATCGAACAACATTCATAGTATTGTCCCCCTACTTTCATACTTTACAAGTCTGAAATCTTTTTAACTTCTTTTTCTTTTGTTTTAAGGTCTTTTTTATATTGTTTAAAGTCCTTCCGATCAACTCTAAATTTCTCACCAGTAGCTACATTCTTTACTAAATATGTTTTGGCTGTAAGTTCTTTTATTAAAAACCAAATTGCAAATATCACAAGGGATATTCCAAGTGTGAATGGTATTAAAACAATTGCAGATAAAGTTATAATTCCCTCTGTTTTTGAATCAGCTCGTTTTAAAATTAATCTATTACCCGCAGCAGCTTCCGATTGCTTTAATTGCTCCATACGTTGTAACGAAGCAATAGTATCGTAACTCATACAATCACCCCCCTTAAATTAAGTAAATCATACCAATTAAAGGAGGAAATTGTAAGATTAAATTTCTGATTTCATCTAAGGGATAGATTATTTAGTTTATATTCACCAATTCATCAAACTTAAACTCCGCATTCAAACCGAAAGCATCTGTACAGTATACAGTTCGCGTCATCGGTTCGATGTGTAATACATTTATGTACATGTCTTGCACCATTCCGTCACGATAGTAAGAGATGTGTATTTCCTCTTTATTTTGTAGCGATTGTACAAGCCCGATTTGCAGTTGCTCTTTCATATCTTCAGTAACGATTGGTTTCGGCGCTTTATTTAAGTCTTTAAGTATTCCTCTAATTTCTTCGTGTTGTTCCGGCATACTTGCAAACGGTAGCCATTTCACCATTCCTCTTCCTCGTATTTTAGGTGTTCCCCAGCTTTGATTTTCCATGATGATCCCCCGATTCATTTAATTTAAACTTATTATACACGAACGTTTGTTCTTTTAAAAGTTTGATTTTATATGAAGGTATACGTTGTTCCAGGATTCCAATAAAAAAAAGAGCTGAATGAAAGTCCAGCTCTTTTTGACCACCGACCACAAAAATGACCACACACTTAAAATAAATTAAATGCATTCAATGCACAAGATTACATTGCTTTTTTATTTTCTTTGCAATAGAATACACAACAGTAATACAAGTTACATTAAACGATATGATATACTCTATACAGCTCATGT